ATTAGAAAGTCAAATATCTATTAGAATGCAAGAGCAAGGGCTCGATAAAATTTCTAATGATGTTTGTACAATTTCACTTAAAAATGAAATTGTGCCAACTGTAGAAGATTGGGACCAACTGCATGAGCATATAATAAAAACTAATCAGTTTGAGTTATTGCAAAAGCGTATGTCTGCAACCGCCTACAGAGAACTTATAACAACTGGTATGGATGTACCAGGAGTTAAAAGTACGGAGCTGACTAGAGTTAACTTTAGGTCAGTGTAATATTAATGTTAGATGAAAAAAGGAGAACGTTCTATGTCTAATGATATAAGTATAGTAACGAGTGAAATGCCTGCTCACGTAAAACAAGGCAATAACCTGGGTAATGAAAACATTAACTCAGAACATTTATCTACTCCGCGTTTGAAACAGCTGCAGCAGTTATCAAACGAAGTAGATGAAAACCACAGTGAGTATATACAAGACGCTAAAGTTGGCGACTTTATAAACACTGTAACAAAAGAAAGCTACGGTAAAGAACTTTACGTAGTCAATGTACACTTCAGAGAAGAGTATGTTGTATGGGTAAAAAGAGAAAAAGGTGGCGGCTTAGTAGGTACATTTCCTACACAAGCAGAAGCTATTAAACATCTTGAGGATGGTGGTAACAAAGTTGAAGACCATGAAATCACGCAAACTCAAACTCATACTTTGTTAAAAGTAGAAGATAAAACAGGTAACATTTCAGAAATACCATTTTTGTTTGACTGTTCTTCTTCTAAGCTTAGAGTATCTAGAGAATGGAATACTCAAATTATGAAGTTAGGAGGCGATAGGTTTGCTTCTCTTTGGAAGTTATCTTCCGTACAAACAGCTAACAAAGCTGGACAGAAGTTTATGAATATTTCTGTTTCTAATGTTGGTTGGTTAAAAGAAGATACTTACGAAGTTGCAAAAAGTTTTTATGAAAAGACTTTTGCTACTAAAACTAAGTAATCTATTTACGTACGGGTGCGAACCATCTCTTCGCACCCAAGTACGTATGCTATACTCTTTATGTGAAAGAAAAGGAGTTCATAAACAAAGTGCACAAACACTTATCTAAAGAAGTTTATCGTTGGAAGATAAATGATCCTTATCACGGCGGTGTACCTGACACTTATTATTCAGGCCCAAACAATAATTGTTGGATAGAATACAAATACAAACACACGCTGCCTGCAAAATGCACGTCAAAAATAAAAATTAATTTGTCAGAACAACAACGTATATGGTTAACACGTCAAAAAAAACATAATATATTTACGTACGCAGTATTTGGTTCAGGAGATCAAGTGTACGTAATAGAAGATTTTACAATTACAGAAATTACATTAAAAGAATTTAATAAAAATGCAGTTGCTTTTAAAGATTTTATACAAGCACTTACAAAACATTGTTTAGGAGACACAAAATGACAGACATGGTTAACTCACCCCCGCATTACAATACTGGCAACATAGAATGTATTGAAGCAATTAAAGAGAGTATGACACCTGAAGCTTTCAAAGGTTACTTAAAAGGTAATATTCAAAAGTACATTTGGCGGTACGAAGCTAAAAAAGGAGTAGAAGACTTAGAAAAAGCGCAATGGTACTTAAATAAACTAATAGAAACCCTAAAAAATACTAAAACTGCGCAGAAGAATCTCTAATAAAGCTGATAAAAACGTTGTTTAAACTGAGGCTTAGGCCTTACCTACCTCAACAAAATGCGTTACGCGCGATCCTGTGAGGTCATTTTCTTGGAAAAGACCTATTTTTTGATCTATGCTGTAAAACTACATTACTTCGTGAATTATTAGCAGGATTTCCGTCTACATGATGAATATCAATATGACTTCCTTTTCTAACCCTACCTTCTTTTAACATTTGCCTACGTATTTTATTACGTTGCGCACGTCTTTTTTTCTGTGCAGGTGTACCTTGGTAGTTTGCATATTCTTTTTTATAGTTTCTAGTCATTTAAATAGTATACACCTTCAAAGCTTTTGCTTTACCTTTTACTTTAATAGTATCGTGTAAGACTGCAGTTGGTATTTTTTTTGCTGTACGTTCTCCAATTAATATATCTACACCTGCTTCTTTAGTTGCACTTTCTAATCGTGCAGCTGTATTTACAGCATCTCCTATTGCTGAATAGTCAAACCTAGTGTCAGAACCCATATTACCAATAACTGCTTCACCTGTGTTTACACCTATGCCTATAGCAATAGGTTCAGGTAATTCTTTTTGTAACAAGTGTATGCCCATGCGTATATCCTGGGCACAGGCGACAGCGCGTTGTTCGTGTTCATCTAAATTTAGGGGGGAATTAAAGATGGCCATGCACGCGTCGCCTATGAACTTATCAACCATGCCACCGTGTGCTTGGATGCATTTAACTTGTTCAGTAAGCACTTTATTCATTATGTCAGTTACTTCTTCTGGTTCTAACTTTTCAGACAAGTTTGTAAATCCTCTAACGTCAGTAAATAAAAACGTACAAGTTCGTTTTTCACCTCCTAACTTAAGTAACTTTGGATTGTTTTGTAATCGTGCAACTTGCTTGGGATCTAAATAATGCTCGAATTGTTTTTTAATTAACTGTCGTAATTTAAATTGCTCATTAAATCTTAAATAAAATTCTTGTACAGATATAAGCACCATTGATACTAAACTGTAACTGACATCTATAAGTACATTAGATGTAATTAAATACCAACCACCGACCGCGGTCATAGATCCAAGGCCCACGATTCCTACGACAGTACCAACTAAACCAAACATACGTACTATAACTATAGCTAATATAAGCACTGTTACTAATATAAGTAATTCGTATAATAATGCAGTGCCTGGTATTGCTGGGACATTTACCGTCATGCTTTCAGCTAACGCGGCTTGTATATGGTGGGGGTACAACAAACCAACTGGCGTAGCTATTTGAGGCATTACACCTTTTGCACTCACTCCTACAAACACAAACTTATCTTTTACATTCATTTCATCTAAGCTAGTGCTCGGAGTATCAATCCAAGATACCCACCTACGGCCAATGTTATCTACAGGTATTTCTGCATAACCAGCTACAGTAAGCTCTTCGATCTGTCCCTGTTGTCCTTTAATAATATATGTATCTGCACCTGCAATCATCTTAATAACTTGTATACCAAAAGACGGAGTCCAACCATCTGAAGTTTGAAGCAACAAAGGTAATCGTCTTACTAAATTATCCACATCAGTTCGTGCAACTGCTAGCCCCTGGTAAGCAGACTCTGCAAGCACGGACACATTTCCAATTACACCCTGTGATTTAATGCCTTGTATGGGTTCTCCATCTCCTAATATAACTGTGCCTGTAGTTGGCGCATAAGAACTGCCTCCTTCAAAGGTAGCAATAACACTAGGTCCTTGTAGTAGAGCATCTGCAAATGCCTGATCTCCCCCGAATCTATCTGCTTGTGGAAAAGCAACAACCCAACCTACACCTAAAGCTCCTGCTTCCATGAGCTCTGATTGAATACGTGCAAGATCCTGACGAGGATATGGCCAACCGCCCGCAAGTGCTACATCTTCTTCTGTTATATCTAACGTGGTAAACCAGCCAGATGGATCTGGTGTTTGTACGAGAGCGTCAAATGTTTTTAATTTAAGAACTTCTAGTGCTTGCCAGTTAAAAAGTAACGGCACACAAAGTATTGGTATGCTAAGTAACGAAATCCATTTCTTCATGTTATCCTCCTTGAGTGATTGTTATAACAGAATCTCCTCCACCATTAATTTTAACAACGTTAGAAACACCATCTTGTATAAATATCACTGTGTAAGATTCGCTTCCGTTTACATCTAGTTGTACGGATTCACTTACACTTCTCCTTAAGCTTACTACATTTCCTGTTATTAATGTAGTAATTTGGGTATCAGGATCTTTACCCAAAGATGTTCCTGTTATTTGTGTGCTAGTAGCTTGTGCTAGTTGGTCTTCATCTTCTGCTACAGCTAGTGCATCTAACACATTAAGCAAGTCTTCAAGATAATTAACATCTAAAAAGTTTATGTCTAGTTCTGTAAATTCTAAATCTTCTTCTTCTAAAAAATCTTCTGCAAGATAATCTATATCTAAATCGTTAAAATCAAGTACGCTTTCTCTTTGTGTGCTTGTGGACTCTTCTGTGGATAACTTTTCTTCTTTGGGAGGTGTAACAATTAACATGTTGTCTATAACATCTAATGTTAAATCTAAAACAACGGGTTTGCTTGGTGCAGATTCGTATACAGAAACCGTAGTAGCCTGATAGGGTTTGTTCAGTAAAACCGTGCCCATAGCGGTAACTACCTCTATCTCACCACTAGATAAACCATAGGGGTCAGGTAGCAATATAATAAGACTACGACCTAGTTCATCTACTGTCGCAGTAAAGTCTGTACCTCTAATTGCTATGTCGGCCGTGGGTGTGGATAACTTTATATTTCTCTTGTTTATTTTGTTTAAATTGCTACTAATAAACCTAGCTGTACCAAGGCCAAAAGTGAGTGCCATCTTTGCTTTACTTGGATCAGGGTCGTAAATATATTCGTTAATTACTAACTTAGAATGTTCTGTTAACTTTACTATAGAGTCGTCAAGAAACGTTATAGCCATACGACCATCTTTAGTTATTGCTTGGTCGTTGCTTTGGATAGCAAACTTTAAGTCTGCCTCGTAAGGTTTGTCTCTAACTATTTGTGCTGAACCATTTAGTTCAGATATTCCACCAATATTAGCAGCTTGTGCTTGTACCTTGATCGTTTTGGATAACGCAAACAGTAGAAGAAGCGTTGCCGCCAATTGATATAATTTTAAGCCAGTCATTATCTTGGGTACTCAGTTGTTGGATATTAAAAGTTCTTTGGCCACCTGTATGGTCTAACCAAAAATACCCACCTGCTGAGGCATTAACACCAGTACCTGTATAATTTACTGTATTATCAGAACCATCTATATCCATATAGTTAGTCGCACCATCAATGTTTATATTTGATGTTACTGTGTTACTAGAGCCTTGAATAATCCAATCTAAATTTAAGTTTGCTGCTATTGCTGTAGTACCTTGATTTAAGGTAAATGTATTACTACTACCTGTAACTGCTATATTTTGGTCAGAACCTGCAGAACTATATGTATTAGTTGGGTCTACTTGTATCGTAAAAGTATTTGTATCTCCAGTAAAATTATATAACCCTGTAAAAGTAGTAGCGTTTATATCCCCTAAAAATTTATTGGTATTACCAATCATATTAATATCAAGTGTCATAGTAGCGCCATCTAAATCAAAAGCAGTTAAAGACCCTGCAGTAGAATTTAAACCACCAATTATATTAGAAATACCTAGTTGTTCTAGGTCTATGTTAGCACCAGTGCCTGACTGGTCTACGTAAATTTCGTTGTCTGCTCCAGTAACTCCTATACAAAAAACAGCAAGTATACTTATAAGCTTGTTTTTCATAATAATTATTCTACCTCTTTGGCTGTATCTTGTCTATTCCAGTACTCTCTCTCGTATCCAAGGTTTACTATTTCTAAAACGGCCCCTTCAATTGCTTTCATTAAGGCTATGGTGGACGATTCATTTCTAGCATTGCCTAGCTCTACTTCTACTAGTTCTGTGCCTGCTTCAATAAATCTAAATACATCATTAGACTTACCATAACTAAATATAGTTTTTTGACTTAATACTTCTAGCAATACCTCTCCCGTAGCTACAGACACCATACGTAAACTTACAGTTATATTATCTTCTCTGTATTGCACGCTGTTACCTATGCCTAAATATCTAGCCCCCGCACCACCAGACTCTAAATTAGCTTCATAAGATATGACAGCACCTTCTATTAAAATCCCAGCAAACAACAAAGGCGCTAATTGTTTCTTTTTTTCTTCGTCACTAGCAAATTGTTCTCTAGCACTACGAATTAGCTGTCTTTCTTTTGTGAGGTTGTCCAGTCCTACCCGTTCAACTACCCTAAAAAACTGGCCATTGCCTGCATGTTTAAGGGCCCTTATAAGTAGTGCGTTAGGTTGTTGTGTTATAGCGGTACTAAATAAAGCAAACTCGCTGTTGCTTTTACGTTGTCCAGTTTGGTCGGTAAATGCTGTAGGGTATACCGCTACTACTGGACTAGCTTTCGGTATTGGTACATTTTTTAATTCTTTCGACTGTAAATCTTGTATAGATACAACATCCTTAAAAAACCTTTGTTCGTAAGTATCTTCAAATTGATCTAATGTAGAACAACTAGAAAGTAAAAGTACCAATAGGTATTGTGATTTCTGTAACTGTGCCATCTGCTTCCGTTATCTTTAGGGTTAATGTTACGCCATCACTAGTATACTCTATGGTGTTACCTTCTAGGGTTATAGTACCTGAGCTTTGTGGAGTTTCTCCAAACAAATTGTTTACTAACTGTCTTGATAGCTCGGCATATACTCTCGACTCTAGGTTACGCATAAACCTTGCAAGTGTAGAGTTTTCTTTCTCTCTTTCTATTTCTTCTTGTAAAGCTTTGATTTCTTCTTTAATGGTTAGCTTACGGCTAAACTCCTGGTTCTCTATTGTTAGATAATGAGAGGATGTGCCTACACCATTAAAGCTAGGCGATTTAAACTTATGAACTATTTGGTCTGCTTTAACATTTTCTACAAAAATTCCAACACACAAAAGTATGCCTATAACAGCAACTATTTTAATTATTGTATCTTTTTCTTTTTCCGAAGATTTAATCTTTCCTTTGGTCATCTCTATCCGCCTTTGCTAACCTATCAGATTGCATTAGTTGTGGTACACCAAGTATAGTCTTCAGTAGGGTATCTTGTCTAATTATCTCATTGTCTACAGAACGAACTCTATCAATTAATGCTACTAAAATACCATGTTGTGAGTCTAGTTTTTGACCTAACCTTTGTTCTATTTCTGATATTTGTGCACTGACTTTTTCATCTAGCACATCTACTTTGGTTTCCATACCATCAATGATTTTATTGATTAGTTTCCAAATAAATAAACCAAGGCCTATAGCCGCTGCTATTGGAAAACCAACTTCATTAATTAACTGAACTGCTGATTCCATTACTTATCGCTAGTATTGGAGGCCCCAAAATAAAAAGATATGATTGCAGACGCTAGGCCACCGAGATAACCTAACACCAAATTAATTAGAGCCTCACTGTTTTGTTCTGGTGGTTGTAATGTAACTAAAAATATATAACCCATAAACCCACCTACAACTGCTATACCTATAACACGAGCAGTCCAATCTTTAGAAAAATGGTTACGTGCGTCTTGTTTTTCTTCTGCCTCAAGTTTGTAAATATCTACATCAAGCTGTTTCATCTTTGCTTCAAAGTCTTTTTCAGCTTTTTTGATTTCAATTAATTGTTCTGGAGTTGCTTCGGCTATACCTTTTTCTAAAGCTTCTGGTGTATTTTCTACTCCTAAAACTTTTGATATTACATCTCCTGCCATACCACCTAAAGGGCCACCCAAAGCAGTTCCTAATGTTGGAGCTACGCTCCCTACTATGTTAGCTAATAACTTCTTCATATTTTCCAAGCTCCAATAATTTTTGTTTATTTATTAAATGTTCTGATTCTATATCATCTTTGCTTTGCCCTGTGTAAGCAACAGCAAGGTAGTTATCAATCATTGCTTGGTTTAGATCTACGTCATCTGCAACAATAACACCTAGAACTCTACCGAACTTCCCTTTCTTGTCTAGTTTTGTTTGTATTTTTAAATCATCAGCATGCAAAATAGCATCTGATAGAAATTTTCCTGCTAATTTACCTCTAGCTTTTTCGTCAAGATCACGTGTTCGTGACTCTGGTGTGTCTATGCCATAAAGCCTTACACGAGATTTATAAGATATATCAAACCCCAAGTCTATTTCAGCATCTACTGTATCACCATCTACAACTCTAGTTATATTACAGCGGTATTCGTACATTACTTACCTACTGCTTTTTGAGCTTTTTTATGAGCAGCAGTAAATGTGCTACCTTTCATCATAAGATTCTTCATATATTTCATGTGCTTTGAAGTATGATGTTTTGAGTGACGTGCCATAGTAGCTTCTTGTCTTTTAGTAAGAGACTTCTTTTTTATAGGTTTCTTCTTTGT